CTCAACATACTCCCCACCCTAAAGAAGAATTGCCAAGTATAATGTACAAAGCTGGTCAACGTTCAGTCGTTGAGTGGCTAATTAAACGACTCGAGGAATAAGTAATGGCAAATAAAGATTGGTTTTATGATCAATTTGAAGTAGAACAAAAAGGTGGTGAGTTTGATTTATCCGCTGCCCAGACTAGTGAGCTTGATGCTGCAGGATTAGACAGAAAGACTCGTGCTCGATGGGAGTCTGATTTTATTGATGATTTGTATGGCACTAAAAATGCTAGAACTATCATTGATGGTGAGAATAGAGAACTTTCTCAAGATGAATGGACTGCTACTAGATATGATGATAAAGCTCTTATCGCATCGGATCGGGCAGACGTCACTATGGGTCTTGACTTACGGCGCGAAGCTTATACTGATGGTGACTTAGAGATAGGATCACCTGAGCATTATCAACATCTAACTACAGGTCCAATTGATTACGCAGACTATGAGAATGATTTAGAATTTCAAAAGGCATTCAATCGAATGTCTAGAGATAAAGGTTCTGATGCTAAGGATGCGTGGAATGAATATGGTAGCCCTGGTAGTATAGGTTTCTTAACTGATGATGACTGGTCTCCTCAGCAAAAGGTTAGCTTTATAAGAGACGCTAAACTACAGTTAGGAAGATCAGAAACTGACGAAGAATCTGACTTTGAAAAAGGCTGGACTGACTGGGATAGTAAGTTTGTAAGAACTGACTATGATAAAATTAAACCTTATAAACAAGAATTCTTATTTGATACTGGTGCTAAAGAAATAACAGATAGATTAGTTGATGCCGCTGGTAAAAAGATGACTATTCGTACTGATATATCAAATCCTACTGAGATACCTAAGATTAAGGTGAGTAGGTATGTTGACTTTGATGGTCAGCAGCCAGTAAAACGTCCTTCTAACATTCCTAAGCATTGGGGATCAGGAGGTGATTCCGGACCACCAACAACAACACAGAGTGAATAATTATGGGACAAACACCTTGGGGATTTGACTATACAACAGTCGGTCTTGGACAATTTGGACATAAAGATTACAGTAAAGCTAAAGAGTTTGGAGCTACTGATCTTGAGATTAAAAACTGGTTTGATAAAAATACAAGCGCATTAGCTTCCAAGCATCAAGCTGGTCAATCTTCAGGACTTTATGAAATGGTTTCAGGAAGAGCCAAACCAGCACAAGAAGCGATAGATTGGGAGAGTAAAATTAGTGATATACAAAACACATTCTCTGAACAACTGAAGCAGTATCAAACAGATTTTCAAACAAAATACAACACACAGCAGGAAGAGTTTCAGAGTAAACAGAATGCATTTCAAATGCAGCAACAACAGCATAATCAAATGATGTTGGCGAAGCAGAATGAAGTTAAAACCAGTGCGCCTGTATCAGTACAACAACCAGCTAGTCAGATGGCCATTGGTCCTGGTAGAGTAGCTTCACCACAAAGTGCAGCATCTCTAGGTAGGAAACCTTTTAAAGGAACAGCACCAGTTGTATCTGGACTTAATATCAGGTAAGCTATCACCATTTATGACTTAAGAAAACAATGACAGCTAAAAAAAGGTATGACGCTTTAACAGGATACCGTTCTGAGTATCTACATCAAGCGGATATAGCGGCAAGACTTACACTTCCATATCTAATTCGTGAGGATGATGATCAACAACGAGGTGGGGTAAGAGATGTAAAAACACCATGGCAAAGTGTTGGTGCCAAAGGCGTAGTGACTTTAGCTTCAAAGCTAATGCTTGCTCTTATGCCAGTTAACACCAGCTTCTTTAAACTACAACTAGACGAAAGTCAGTTAGGTGAACAGATACCCCCTGAAGTTAAGACCGAATTAGATTTATCCTTTGCAAAGATTGAGCGTACTATCATGGAGGCTATTGCAGCATCTGATGATAGAGTTACTATACATCAAGCGCTGAAGCACTTGGTAGTAGCAGGTAATGCTCTTATCTTTATGGGTAAAGATGGATTAAAGTTATACCCGTTGAACCGCTTTGTTATAGATAGAGATGGGAACGGTAATGTGATTGAAATCGTTACCAGAGAGAAAATAGCCAAAAAATTATTGGCAGATGTGATGCCTGATTATGAACCACCTATGCAGGGTCAGGATCCGGATGATGATAGAGAAGACTGTGATGTATACACACATATCAAACGTGATAACAATCGTTTCGTATGGCATCAAGAAGTCTATGATAAAATCATCCCAACATCTAAAGGTAAGTCACCATTAGATACTAACCCCTGGATACACCTCCGTTTCAATACGGTGGATGGCGAAGCCTACGGGCGGGGCAGGGTAGAAGAGTTTGTGGGCGACTTGAAGAGTCTTGAGGCATTATCTCAAGCAATTGTAGAAGGAAGTGCAGCAGCAGCTAAGGTTGTCTTTGTTGTATCACCCTCTAGCAGCACTAAACCATCGACTCTAGCAGCCGCTGGTAATGGTGCAATCGTACAGGGAAGGCCTGACGATATTGGAGTAGTGCAGGTAGGGAAAAATGCTGACTTTGCTACGGCTTATCAAGTGATGGGTCAGTTAGAGAAGAGACTTTCAGAAGCTTTCCTTATACTTTCGGTACGTCAATCCGAACGCACTACCGCGGAAGAAGTCCGCATGACACAGATGGAACTAGAACAACAATTGGGTGGGCTATTCAGTTTACTCACGGTTGATTTCTTAGTACCATACTTAAATAGAAAGCTTAATGTATTCCAGAAGACTGGTAAAATACCTAAGCTACCACAGAAAATAGTGAAACCTACTATCGTAGCAGGTGTTAATGCTTTAGGACGTGGTCAGGATAGAGAAGCGTTAGGTATGTTCTTAACTACTATCTCCCAGACTATGGGTCCAGAAGCTACACAGAAATTCATCAACCCTGAAGAAGTTATTAAACGTCTAGCGGCTGCTCAAGGTATTGACATACTTAATCTTGTACGTTCAATGCAAGAGATACAAGGTCAAGAGCAAGCAGTGCAAGCACAGCAGATGGCTCTAGAACAGGGTAAGGTTGATGCACAGATGGCAGGAACACCTATGAACGATCCAAGTAAAAACCCACAATTAGCGGAGGCACTCAGTGGACCAGGGGGAAATGAAGCCCAGCCGCCCGCGTAGAGCGAAGCGAGCACCCAAAAAGAAAGTCCAACCACCTTTGAGTAAAGAAGATCAGGAACTCTTTTCAGAAAAAGAGAAGCCTAATAAGTATGCTCCAAAGATGAAGGTTGGCAAACCAACAATCAAAGCACCTGGTAGTAAGGTTGTTACGACAGTTGGATTAGGAAACCTTACAGTAGAAACAATCAATGGCAGAAGCACAGACACTAACGTATGATTCCAACGAGCAACCTGAAGGTGAGTTTACTCCCGAAGAAAAGGATGCTCTAGAAGTTGGTGAGAAGTTAGCCGAACAACAGAACCAACTCTTAGCAGGTAAGTTTAAAGATGCTGAGGATCTGGAGAAGGGATACATTGAACTTCAAAAGAAACTTGGTGAACCTAAAGAAGAGGAGGCTGAACCAGAAGCTGAACCAGACAAACCTGAAGCGAAAGAAGAAGAAAAGCCTGACGAAATAACCAGTGACTTTTTAAATACTCTTTGGGAAGAAGGTGTTAAAGGTGAGTACACAGAAGATACATTAAAGCAGCTGACGGATATGGATTCCAGAGATGTTGCTCAGATGTATCTTAAGTACAGATCTGAGAACCAATCTAGTGAGCCTGAGCAAACTCAATTGAGTGAGAAAGATGTTACACAATTAAAAGATGTAGCAGGTGGTTCACAGGATTATGATAGTATGATGCTTTGGGCAGGTCAAAACCTCCAAGAATCTGAAATCAAAATGTATGATCAAGTGATGGAGAAAGGCGATCCACTTGCTGCGTTCTTTGCAGTACAAGCTCTTGCCTATAGATTCAATGATTCTCGTGGAGTTGATGGAGAAATGTTGCAGGGTAAAGCTGCTAAAAGTACTGGAGATGTATTCAAATCTCAAGCACAAGTAGTGAAAGCTATGAGTGACCCACAGTATGAAAAGGATCCTGCTTATCGTCAGGACATATACGATAAACTAGAACGTTCTAATTTAAAATTTTAATTATGAGTATTATCTACAACCCTAAGCCCGCATCTCGGGCCAACGATTTTCAAGTAGAGTATATGGTTAATGCAG